CAGCCATATTTACTACCTCCTACAACCTAATCTATATTATTATAATCCATCCATATGTACTGTGTCTGGTCTTTTTTTTACAGCTTTGTTCAACTTTCGTTCATAATCTTCTCTTAGCCAATCTGGCATAGGTGCGTGCTGTTTTTGCTGTTTTTCAAACATTTCTGGAATCGCTTCTTCTAATTTTGCAGGGTAATATTTAGCACCAAACGCGGCTCTTGTCATACTACCTGAACGCCAAATTCTATAAGCAATCCCTTCTCGTTTATATTTTAAAATAAACAACAATTCTTTACATGAATAATCATATAAATCTCGTAATTCACAACCTTGTCTAACTAATTCTGCATATAGATCATGAACAACGTGAAATCCTGCTAATGGATCATATTTATTTTCTTCTTCAAATATTTTACTTAGACCAAGTTTTCTCTTTATCTTCTCCACTGGGTGTTGGTATATCTTGTTTTTGTACCAATCCAGATTTTTGAACTATTTCTGCTAAATATTTTTCTGCAAGTTCTTGCATACCATATTCAGCAAGTAATGCGTCAAACAAATCTCCTTCATCTTTAAATGCAGCTTTACATTCATTGCTTGCGCACGCATAAAAAATATTAACCATAACTGTAAAGTCAGGGTTTTGAAATGCTTCGAATATATTTCTTCCTAATTTCTTTTCTAGGTATAGAATACTTGCACTTTTTAATTTGAATTTGTATTCTTTACCTCCTATTGTTATTATCACTTCATTATCCATTTTTTCAATCCTCCTATTAGGTTTATTTTAAATGGTAGATGTAAATGCCCGAAGATTGATCTGGCCAAACTGCCTACCGAAGTTTAGTGTATTTCCTTTCTAATTAGTTGCTAGATTCATTTGGTAATGATACAGCAATATCACTTCTAACATCATGATAGATACTGAATTTTTCAATATCTTGTTGAGCGTCAGCTGTATAAGAAATATTTGTTGTAGCATCATATTCAATTATAACTCCTGAAGCTTTTACAACTATCCAGTGAGCTTTAACTTTATCGTCAGCCATAGCTTTAACAGCTCTTAGGTTGTGACTAACTCCATCTGGTACATCAGCAAAACTCATCATGTTGATTTCGTATGTAACTTCTGCTGCTGGTTGTAATCCTAAAACTGATGTTTCAGCTTTAGTATTGTCAAGTGTAGTTGTATCTATAGTATTTGGTTGTCCACCAAAGTCTGGTGTAGAAGCCAAACCATAAATTCTTGTATAATTTGCTAATGCAGTTTGTAATGCGCTTGCATCATATGAACCATTTTGGCCAATGAAAGCGCTTGTTCCTGTAGAAGCAGTTGAATAATATAACGCTGTACCAAGTGTAGCAACTTGTACTTTTGCATCTGGATCCATAATATTTACCTCCTTAAAAATTTTTTACCTAACAAAGTATTTAATTCAGTAGAAACTATCTTAATGTTTTTTCTAAAGTATTTGCTTGAGCATATGCAGTTAACATACATTCACGGTAACCTGTATCTGGTGTAATAGGACTGTCTTGTGTAGTAGGTCTAAATCTTAATTCACCTAATTTTTCACAAATAGCATCTAAATAATCATCAAATTGTTTTTGTGTACCACCTTTAGTAGATAAATACCCAATTATGGAAATTGTATATTGTTCGTTGTCATAAGATAAATCTCTATGATTTAAGCTGGTTCTTAAATCATATCCAAAATAATATCTACCCGTTTCAACCATTTCCTGAGCTACAATGATACCAGCTTCTAAACCTTCAATTTCCATTAGCTTAGATTGTATTAATTTACGAAGATTATTTACTAGTGCCATTTTTTCTTAAACCTCCTTTGGTTAGAATATTCTTTTAGATTTAGATTATCCAAAAAACCTTTCATCTGAAGTTTAGTATGTTCTTCAAATAAATGTGCAGGTGTTGGATAATTATAAGCCCATTTTGTTTCGCCTCCGTCTCTATAAGGATAAGTACCTCCACCTACAGTACCTTCTGTTAAATATTTATATATTTCTGTGGTAGATTTACCATTTTCATATTGATTATCTCTTATTATAACTTTGACTAATTTATTATCTACTTCTGTGTCTATACTATTTATAAAAGTACCAGTATGATGATATGTTAATTTTTTTCTATGTGCTCTATAAGGGTCTTCATTATATTCTTTTACATCTCTACCTCTTTGTGACCTAGGACTATATGATAACAACACATTATTCTTATAGGTTTCTAATAATTTTTCTTCTACTACTTTTGTTATATTTACTTCTAATTCTTTTGCAGTTTCTTCTAATTGTTTAGTAATATAAGCAGTAGCATATTTTTGAAATTATCCTGCGTTGTTTCTTAATTTTGGTTTAGCCATAGTATCACCTCCATTGTATATCTACATATAGAGGGGTAACCTTTACAATAGCATATTTATTTCCGTTTCCACTCAACTAAATACTTTGTTAAGTTATCTGGAGAATTATTAGTCTTCTCCAAAAGAAATG